TTTTTTTTTTCAAGCAGAAGACGGCATACGAGATCATGCCTAGTCTCGTGGGCTCGGAGATGTGTATAAGAGACAGACTCTATAAAGAAACAAAAAAATGTACCTATAACAAACTTTATAAAGATTCAGGATGGAATGGGCCACAATGCATATGGGATACTTTTAACAAACTTAATCTTAATTGGCATATAACAAAATCTGAATATAAAAAAGTAAAGGGTGATACATCTATAATGCCTAGTTATAAAGAATGGCAATTTGAAATTCAATGGGATAGCAATAAAGGAAGACCAATGAAATTAGGTGGGCATGTAACAGCTTCAGGTGCAGGAACAGTTGATGATCCACTAAGCAGATATGATGTAAATATGGTTATTTGGTAAGGAGTAGGTTATGCTAGGCATAAGAAACAAAGAAAAAAAAGGTGTGGTAACAGAAGAAATTAAAGCCTTTCAAGGAATGGGCAAGTACAATAGGAGTTTGAAAACTATACTTGCTCAAAAAGGGGAAGGATGGGAAACTTTAGCTGAAATCCCAGGGTTTAGTAATGTTCAAGTTCAAGGATTCAATTTATTCTACAATACTTATATAAACAGAGTATTTGAGCATGAGCTACAAAGAATAGAAGAATATAGAACAATGGCAATTACTCCCGAAATATCTGATGTAGTTGAAGATGCCGTTAATGAATCTACTGTAGAAGATGATGTAGGAGAAGTATTTCATTTAGATATTTTAGATAAAGATTTACAGACTAATGAGAATATAGTCAATAATCTAAAAAAAGAATTTAATGAATTGTTCAGAGAAAAACTTGATATGAAAACCAAAGTTTGGGATTTACTTTGGTCATATTATATTGATGGTAGAGTCTATTATGAACGAGTCATTGACAAAAATAAACCAAAACAAGGCATTATCAATGTAAAAAAACTTCCATCTGAAACAATGGATTTTTTCTATGATCCTCTATCAGGTGATATCACTGCTTTCATTCAATATACCAAACCTAAAACAAAAAAACCAATTGATGTAAAAGAAGCAAGAAAAAGAGATGGAAAAGACTTGATTTTCTTTGATCCTAATCAAATAGGTTTTATGGATTATGGTATTTATGGAAAAACAAGATTTGAGATGATTGGATATTTAGAGAAAGCAAGAGTTCCCTACAATCAGTTAAAGCTACTGGAAACTTCTGTTATTATTATGCGTGTTGTACGTGCTCCTGAAAGATATGTCTTTAGAATTGATACCGGAAACATGCCAAGAGAGAAAGCACTAAAATATGTTGAAAAAATTAAAAATAAAATGTCTAAGAAACAGTCCTATGACCCAAAATCAGGTAATTTAACTCATGAACCTGATGTTATGGGTATCTTGGAAAACTTTTATCTTCCACAATCTGCTGAAGGTAGAGGATCAAGCATTGATACTATTGGTGGAAATACTAATATGTTTTCGGAGCTTGATGATGTTTACTACTTCCAGAAAAAGCTTTATAGAGCTTTAAAGTATCCGGGGTCAAGGGTAACAGCAGGACAAGAAGGAAGGGAAGGGGAAGTAATGTATGGTCAAGGACAAACTTCCGAAATTTCAAGAGATGAAATCAAATGGGCTAAATTTTTAGAAAGACAACAAAAAAGAATATGCACTACTCTTACTGATACCTTCCTACTTCATTTAGAATTCAAAAAAATGAAGAAACCTTATGAGCTTACAAATAAAAAATTATCAGTTACTATGAATCCTCCATCTAAATATAAAGAACAGATGGAACAGATGTTTAATGATTCGAGATTTTCCAATTATCAACAGCTTGCCGATAGACCCGAATTCAGCAAATACTACCTAATGAAACGATATCTTAAATGGGATGATGAAGAAATACAAGCTAATGTTGATGGTAAAGAAAAAGATATTAAACTTGGATTAGCCGAAGAAGAAGGTGGTGGTGGATCAAAATGGTAAAAAATATATAAATAAATTTATGAGGGTATAAAAATGGATTTGATAGATAAAATAGATTATATAATAAATGAATCTGAATCTAACTATACGGATAAGGTTCAAGGTATTCCTAAAAGTGCTTTTGATGATTTTAAGAAATATCAAAAAGCATTAGATATTAAAGCTCTTGGATTCAAAGGATTTAATATATCCAAAGCATCAGTTAGTGCTCCTGCTCTTAGTGATAAACAAAGAGCTATGATGCTAAAGCAACTTATGGGTGATGGATTTGATCATTTAAAACAATCTAAAGCACTTGAAAAAATCATTCCAGAATTAAAGAAAAAATGGAGTGAAGTTCAAAAACAAGCACATATGGAAACATATGGGGAACAACCAAGTTTTGGAAGCTATAAGGTATCAGGTGTTGGTGATAGTAGCTATTCTGAAAAATATAAGAAACAACTAAGGACTCTTGCTCATATGGAGACTGCATTCAAATATGCTCTTGGTGGGCATAAAAAAGTAAAAAAATAAGGAGAATAATGTGATGGATAGAACAGCAATTAGAAAAGCATTGGATCATTTTGAAAATGACGAATATGTGGATGCAAAAGAAATAATTTCTAAAGAGATAGCAGGGAAAAGAGATGTTTTCCTACAGAATAAAATCGAATTAACAAATCCTATTAGTCCTGTTCCTGATAAAACAGATGATGATGGAAATAAGGGAGATAATGAGGGAGAGTAAAAAAATGAAACTTATTACAGAAATGAGTTATGATTTTGAAATCACAGAAGGCAAAGATAAAGCAATGTATGCTGTAGGTATCTTTTCTAGTGCTGAACTTCTGAATAACAATAAAAGAATGTATAAGAAAGATATTCTTGAAAGAGAAGTAGAAAAAGTTCAAGAAAAAATTGAGAAAAAATGTCTTTGGGGAGAATTAGGACACCCACCTAATCCTGAAGTCAATCCTGATAAGATTGCCCTTAGAACTACTCAACTAGAGTGGAGGGGTAATGACCTTTATGGAAAATCTAAGATTCTTGACACTCCAATGGGCCTTATTGCAAAGACATTGGTAAAAGAAGGTCAAATGGGGATTAGCTCAAGAGGTTTAGGAACTGTTGGAGAAGATGGGTATGTCAATGAAGATTTTCACCTGATAACTTGGGATTTAGTAACTGATCCAAGTAATAATCCTTCATGGGTTAACGGTATATATGAAGGTCAAACATTTGCTTTGCCAGGAATGGCAGGACTTAAAACTCATCCTTCAGAAGATGAAATTAAACAAGCTCAAGATGCATATTTTAAACATCTAATGGATACTCTTGATGGTATTGGTGAAGCAATTGGAATGACTGAATATGTTAATCAGGCAAGAAGACATGTTGAAGATGCCATGTCAGCAATAAATACTTTTGTAAAAAATGGTAAATTGAATAGAAAACATATTAAAAATTTATCACAACTTCTATTAGATTTAGCTACTATGGATAGATAAATATTATGCCAAGTACATTAAACGAATTCTTAGAAAATGCTTTAGTAAATGAAACTACTGGTTCTTCTTTTATGGACAAAAACATAAAAGTCACAAATCATCTGCTTGGAAAAATATTAGATAAATTAGCAGAAGCAGGTATGTTAACTGCAAAATTAGTTACTAAAGCAGGGGGAGTTGACTCTTTTGATAAGAAAGCAATTCATGATGCCATTTTGGATGCTATAGAAGTATTAAAAAAAGTAGATAGGGAATATAGGAATAAGTAATGAAACTAATGTTCGAAGATGAAAAAATCCAGAAAGCTTATGAGGATACTATACTTAGTGAATCTTCTGAAACACAAGTAAAGAGTGCTATTGAAAAACTCTTTCCTGTCAAAGTCAAGAAGATAGAGGTTAAGAGAAAGCTAATATTTCATCTTTCTGACTTTATTGATGATGAAGATATGGATAATTTTAGCAAAATTGATGCTATTGAAGACTTAATAAAGAAAAAATATAAAGATTCTATTGTAAAATTTAAGACCAGAACAATAGAAGTAGAGGAATTATAAAATGGCACTATATGAAAACACAATAAAAAGAGAATCTAGCCTTGATAAACCTGATAAAATCCAAGAAGCATATGAAAATATGTTAATGGAAGAAAGAAAATTTGAATTTCCTGCTTTTCAGGCAAAAATGAAACAGTTTACAAATCCAAAGTTATTTATTCAATTTAGAGATACAGTTTTGGATAGCAAACCCTTTAAAGCTTTAACTGATAATGATCAAGCAAGAGTAAGAAAGATGTTTGCTGATCGTGCTAAAGAAAAATTTGGTAGATTACCCGAAGATACAAATCCAAATGAAGATATACTATTAGAAGCAACCACAGAAGCAAAGTTTATTCGTGATGAGATTAAAAAGAGATTTAAACTTACTAATAGAGATGTAGCTGTAAAGGCACATAATTATAGTATGGGTTCTTCAGTTCGTGTTGAAATAAAATCACCTAAAGCATTACCATTCTACAACAAAATAAAAGAAATTGGTAGTAGTAAAGAACGTGTACACAGGGATGATTTTGGTAATATTTTGGGTGGTGGAAATACATATATTTTTGTTGAAATAGATTGGAAATTCAGGGATAAGCTTATTAAAAAGATTGAAATGGACTTTTTAAAACAAGTCACTGGTGATTATATGAATGACATAGGAACCAATACAATAAGTATGTATGGTGATTATGCAATTTATAAAGAAAAGGGAAAAAAGGAATTTCATGCAATACATAAAAAGAAAAGTAGTGCTGGCAGAGCACTCTTTTCAGTAATTGAAGCAGCAGGAGCACTTTTACATCTAATGCTTGAGTATGATGATGTTACTGCTTTAAAAAAATTAGTTTAAGGAGTAAAAAAAATGAGACTATATCCAGAAAGATTAAATAGAGATTTTAAAAGTTCAGATGTAAATGAGAGAATTCAAGAAGCTTATATGAAGGTTATTAATCCCTCATTAATAACGGAAGATGCAACAGCCGATGCCAAGAAGACTCTTGATGCTATCATTGGGTCTACTAAAAAAGATGGTGGAGATGTTTATAAAATGGCAATGGGCATGAAGAAATCATATGAAAAGAATAAAGGCTTTTCAAAAGATCAAGCTAGTTGGATATATAAAATGTCCAAAGCTATGTTTAAATAGGAGCAATCATGGATGAATTAAACGAAAAGATTCTTGATGTATATAAAACAACCATTCTTAATGAAGCAAAATATAAAGTAGCTCAAAATCCAAGTGATAAATTATGGTATGCATTAGGTGATATAAGATCAGGGGGAAAATCCTACTGGATGCCTGTTTCAAGTGGATATAAGAGTAAAAAGGAAGCTGAATCTTTTAGCAAAAAGCAACCATCAGCAGATAAAGCAGCAAAAGATGATTTACCCGAAGCAAAACAACTTTCTGTTCCTCAAAAACATCAATTAGCTATAGCTAAAAAGACTTTAAAAATGTCTGATGCAGGTGCTAGTGTAATGGGGGGGATGAGTAAAAAGGAAGCAGTAGAGTTTTTAAAATCTATCGGATATTCAGATGCAAAAATTAAAAAAATGTCTGAAGAAACTGAATTAGATGAACAGGTTAAAGCAAAAAATATCAAGTTGACCTTCCGTGTTTGGCCTGAAGGCATGAAACCACGAACCTATAAAGACTTAAATGGCATGGCAAAGGATTTCAGTGAAGAACAACTAACAGCCGGGAGAGGTACAGCTATATCACTTGTGATAGGTGCTTCCATCATTGCAACATTACAAGATCATGAAGTTCAACGATTATTAGATGAAATATTTTAATCATATTCAGAGTAAAATTTAAGATAAGCTCAAGTGTTGGATTATTTCTAATATTTGGGCTTTTTTTGTTCACTTTATATAAATACTATAAATATATAGTAGGAAATCAATATAGGAGGTATATAGCTTATGGAAAAACTTCTTGAAATGTTAGGTGTACAGAAATTGGATGAGAAAGAACAGCAAGCAATCAAAGAGAAGTTGGAAACTTTGATTGAACTTAAAGCCAAAGAAGCACTTGACGAGAAGCTACAATCAGAAAAGGATAAACTTATTGAGCAGTATGAGGAAAAATTTGATACTTACAAAGAAGATATCACTTCTAAGTTTTCAAATTTTGTAGATGAGATTCTTGAACAAGAATTGACTATCCCTGATAAGGTTCTTGAGTATGCACGTAAGGGTGAACTTTATGCTGATCTGATTGAGCAGTTCAAGGTTCGACTTGGAGTTGATGAAGGTCTATTGGATGAGGAAGTCAAAGCTTTATTGAAAGAAGCTAAAGCAGAAATTCAGAGACTACGAAAAGAACTAGATGAGTCTATTTCTGGTAAATTAGACGTAACCCAAGATGCACAAGATTTAGCAGCAGAACTTTATGTTCGAAGAAAATCTGATGGTCTCACAGAGGGACAGAAGACACATGTTTTTCAGATGCTAGAGGGTGTTACTGACCGAAGTGAAATTGACAGAAAGTTTGACATGATCGTTGAAGCATATAAGTCAGATGATGATGATGATGATGATAACGATGATGATGATGATGATGATAAAAAGAAGAAGAAGAAAAAGGACAAGAAAGATGAGTCTGATGAAAAGGGAAAGGGCAAAGTCATTAACGAAGACGAAAATTTAGATGAAGACGATGATGATAGTAATCCTTTCAATACTCATTTAAAGACATACGTTTCTGTTCTGAAGGAAAATAAACTGTAAAAACCAAACTGTTTAGTAAGAGTATAATAAAACAGGAGGTAAGACTTATGAATATTAGAGATTTAGTAAAAAAGTGGGATGCAGTTCTGAAAGAGGGTGATGAAATCAAATCTGACAGAGTAAGAAAGTCTACTGCAATCATGCTTGAAAACCAACATAACTTCCTTATGGAGACAGTTGGTTGGGGTACAGGAGCAGACTCAATAGGGGCAGGAGATGGTAGAGGTATTGATGGTGCAACCTATCCTACTTCAGGTATGTTTCATAAAATTGCTGTACCGATGGTTCGAAGAACATTCCCTGAATTGGTAGCTCATCAGTTAGTTGGTGTTCAGCCATTAACAGGGCCAGTTGGACTTGCATTTGCATTGAGATTTAGAGCAGGTACATCATTCGGGACATATGTAGCCAACTCTACTGAATTGGGGTACAATAACATTGACTCCACTTTTTCAGGATCATATATCACATCAGCAGGTGAGGTGCTTGGTTCAAAAGCAGGTTCGGGTGTTGGTAATGATATTGGTCTTGGTTTAGGTTCAGGTGATCATATTCGTGAAGTCAACCTGACAGTTGAGAAAACACAAGTAGAAGCAAAAACTAGAAAGTTGAGAAGCAGATGGTCTCTTGAGATTGCTCAGGACTTGAAAGCTATGCATGGCCTTGATCTTGAGGAAGAAATGATGGACATTCTTGCCTATGAAATCACTCAAGAAATTGACCGTGAACTTATTGCAGCTATTGATGCCACAGTTAGGGGAGTATCAGGGTATGATACCACATGGGATTTCCTAGCAAGTGCTCAAGGTGTTAAGGGTAGATGGGAGATGGAACGATACAGAGAACTTTACCATCATATCATCAGACGTACCCAAGACATTGCAATCAATACACGTAGGGGTTCGGGTAATTGGATTGTTGGTAATCCAAGAGGTGTTGCTATTCTTGAAACTCTAGCAGCTTTTGCTATTGCTCCCGTTCCTGGGGATGTAACCACACAACCTACGGGTGTTTCCAGAATTGGTTCACTTGACGGTAGACTTGTAGTTTATAGAGATACCTTTGAGAGTAGAGACCAGTTTATTGTAGGTTATAAAGGGCCATCAGAGTATGATACGGGTGTAATTTATCTACCTTATATCCAGTTGCTTGCAAGTAGAGCAGTCTTTGAGAATTCGTTCCATCCGACTGTAGGACTTATGAGTAGATATGCAATTCACAACCACTTGTTCGGAGCAAGAGAATATTATCAGATGATTCAGTTGACTAATATTCCTCAATAATAAGGGGTTAGCTGTAGGAAGACTTTAAGCTACGAATAAAAGGGAGTTCATTTCATTTTTTGGACTCCCTTTCTTTTTTCATATATTTTTTATCTCTAGTAATAAATCCTTTAACTTTTTCTTCCGATGCTTCTATAAGATATGCCATATTATACATTTCACTTAAAGAAAGAACATTTTTAGGTGAATGAACATTGCATTCTTCAATTCTATTTTGTCCACTTAACTTAAATTCAAGTTCTGAACATCTTGCTAAGACATTACCAAACTCTGTTCTACAATATTGCAGATATTTACAGTTATGGCACATACCAATTTGATTTTTTAAAATACTATTATCTTTTGTTCCATGAGACTCATAGGGGTCTAATCCTATTTCAGTTGATATTGATTCTAATTCATGTTCTATTTTTTGTTTCTCACTATTTTCTAAATCAGAAAATTTTCTGCTCATTACTAACCTTTTCAATTTCAAAGTATTTTCCTTTTTTTGATTCTATAAATCCTGCTTCTTCCATTAACATATCTATTATTTTATCAGGATATCCATCTTTATAGATTATCTTGACCACTTGTGTATTAGCTAATAATCGAAAACACATACTACAAGTTTTATTGGTACAATAAACTGTAGACCCTACTAGAGATACCCCATAAGTTGCAGCTTGACTAACTATATTTTGCTCTGCATGAATTACTCTGCATAGTTCTTGTCTTTCACCTGAAGGAACATTCAATTCTGTTCTAAGGCAAGTTTGACAATGTTTTGCTCCTGATATTTGACCATTATATCCAGTTGCCAGAATCCTTTTATCTTTAATGGCAATAGCTCCGACTGCCCTTCTTAGACAGGTTGATCTTTTAGCGACTACTTCAGCTATTTCCATAAAATATTCATCCCAAGATGGTCGATTTTTCATATCCACAGCATATTTCTCCTTTTTTCCTTTATAATATCATGAAAATATCAAAATGTTAATGATATTTATTGACAAAAACAAAAAAACATGATAGAGAATTAAGAAATCTATAAATATATATGATAGGTTAAAAAATATAGGGGGATTTATCATATATGCCGACAAATACACAAGAAATAAATTTAGATGGATTAAATGATATCTTTAATGCAGGGGATGAAATAGATAGAGACCTTGAACAGAAAAATATTGACTTTCAAACCGATATAGGGTATGATGATCCATTAGAAGCATTAAGGAATAATATTCATAATGCCAATCAACTTCTTGAGAAAATTCAACATGAAATGAATAATGGTAATTTTAGTGCAAGACTGTCTGAAGTAGCGTTTGGTATTATTAATTCTATTACTCAAGCATCAAAAGAAATCATATCTGATAGAAATTATGGTGAATATCTTTTAGTAAGAAAAGCATTAGTTCAGTTAAAAGCTAAAGAAATAGAAATAAAAGAACAAAAACTAGTTAGACCTATGAACCAAACAAATGTTCTTCTTACTACAAGAGAAGATTTACTTAAAGTTTTAGAAAATAAAAAACCAAAAGAGATACATCAAATAGAAAACAAAATCATTAAAAAGGAATGAAAAATGATGAATCAAGACTTCAGAAATATTATTTTACAGCAGCAGGAAGAAGAAGGGCCAAAAAAATGGAATGGAACCGTAGTCGAATACATGGAAATGGTTCAAAAACAACCTGAAGTATCCATGCTATCTCCTGCAAGGGTCTTTAATATGATTTTTAAAAAAGGGGTTGAACCCGTACCTGAAAACAGAAAGACTAAGGGGTATGAAGACCTTGTAAAATACAATTTTTTTGAAGGGAAAATCTTTGGTTCATATGAAGCAATTCATGACATTGTAAAATTTTTGAAAGCAGCAGCTAGAAGAACTGAAACCGGAAAAAGAATTTTAATGATGATGGGGCCAGTTTCTTCAGGGAAATCAACCATTGCATATCTAATTAAAAATGGATTGGAAATGGATGATGCTCCTATTTATAGGATTAAAGGGTGTCCAATTCATGAAGACCCGTTACATGCTATTCCATTGAGAAACAGACTTGAATGGAATGAAAAATTAGGTGTCAGAATTGAAGGAACCCTTTGTCCTGTCTGTCAGTTAAATATTGATGCAAATTATACCGATGAAAAAGGATTTGCAAGGTGGCATGATTTACCTGTTGAAAAATTTGAACTTTCTGAACAAAGAAGATGTGGGATTGGAACCTTTTCTCCTTCTGATCCTAAATCTCAAGACATTACTGAACTGATCGGTAAGGTCAATATGTCTAAACTGCATATGTATGGGGAATCAGACCCTAGAGCATATCAGTTTGATGGTGAATTGCAAGTTGCCAACAGGGGAGTAATTGAATACATTGAAATTTTGAAAGCCGATATTAAATTTCATCATGTTTTAATTACTCTTGCTCAAGAGCAAGTGATTAAAGCTCCCGGTTTTCCTCAAATGTACCTTGATGAGCTTATTGTTTCTCATACCAATCAAACCGAATTCGATAAATTCAGAAACAATCAAGAAAATGAAGCATTACATGACCGGATGTACTATGTTCGTGTTCCGTGGAATGATACCATCAAAGATGAGATTGAAATTTATAAAAAACTCATTGCTGAATCCGAATTTTGCAATATCCACACTAGTCCAGGTGCTTTAGAAGTTGCTGCTCAATTTGCCATATTGACTAGGCTATATCCTTCTAATAAAATCAACCTGATCAAGAAAATGAAGCTTTACAATGATGAATATCTTGAAGAATTCACCAAAGGAAAAGATAAAGACGTTAAAGCTATCAGGGAAGAAGGAAGAAAAAATGGAGAGTGTATGTCCGGTATTTCTCCAAGATTTATTATTAATGCCATTAATATTTGTCTAGGTCAGAAAGAAAATGTTGATACAGGCAATGAATATCAAGGATGCATTACTGCTCTTGATATGATTAGAGCTTTAAGGGATAACTTTGAACATCATATTGGTGGACAGGAAAAAGATAAAGAAACCTATATGAATCTGCTTATCAGTAAAGAGGAATCAGTTGCTTCTGAATATAAAGAGTTTGCCAAAAAAGAAGTAAGTAAAGCTTTTATTCATGCCTTTGATGATCAAGCTGATGAGCTTTTTATGAGATATGATATAAATTGTAAAGCCTTCTGTAAAGAGGAAACTGTTTATGATGAGATTACAGGGGAGCATAGAGAACCCGATGAAGCTATTATGAGAGCAATTGAAGAATTAATTCCCGTTCCCAATGAATCAAGAAGGGAATTCAGAAAGCATATATATGTCTACAAATCAGATACATTAGAAGAAGGCAAAAAATGGTCTTGGAATACTTATAAACCTTTAAAAGAAGCAATCGAAAAAAAATTGATGAATGATCTTAAAAATGTTGTTACTCTTTCAATTGCTAATACAGTTTCCACTTCTCCTAAAATAAAACAAAGAAGAAACAAAGCACTTAAAACCTTAAGGGATAAAGGTTATTGTGATCATTGTGCAAAACAACTACTTGGTTTTGTCGGAGAAATTTTGAGAAGGGAGAACTAAGGATGTGAAACATTAAATGAGCAATGAAGGAATTTTTTATGAGCTTCAACAAAAAATCATTGATCTGTATATGGAAGGATTGATTAGTAATGATGAAGTAGAACAGTTAATAGCATTGAATAGATTTATTAATATTAAACCAAAGAAAAAATATTACTCTTATGATTCTAAAGTAATTAAACCAAGTAGATTTCCTACTGTTGAAAATTCTAAATTTTGGAAGGTTACACAAGACATATTAGAAGAAAAAAGAATGGCAGGATGAAAGGATAATAAATGTCTATTGTCTATCATGACGATTGGGAAATAAAAAAAGGTTTGAAAGATGCTAAACGTCACCAACATAAAATTGACGAAGCTATCAGAAAAAATGTAAGGAATGTCATAGGCAATGAATCCATTATAACTACTCAAGGAAAGAAGAAAGTTCGTGTTCCCGTAAGAGGATTAAAAGACTACAAATTTATTTATGGTGGAAAAGGTGGTGGTCTTGGTCAAGGTGATGGTAAAGCAGGGGATATAATTGGAAGAAGACAAGGCAAGGGTGAAGGTGGTATTTCTAATCAAGATATGGAAGCTGAAGTTGATGTTGATTATCTATTGGATGTTATGTTTGAAGACTTGGGGTTGCCTTGGCTTGATCCAAAAAAGAAAAATGCTATTGAAATTCCTAAAGGATGGAAATTTGAAGCTATTTCAAAAAAGGGAGTCTATTCAAGAATCCATAAAAAAAGGACGATGAAGGAAGCAATAAAAAGAAACGTCCTTTTTATCCAAGAAATAATGGAACAAACAAAGTGCTCTTATGAAGATGCAGGTAAAGCACTATATCAATCCAAAGGGGATATTGAAAATGCAATCAAGATCATCATTAATGGAGAACTGAATATAGAAAATGAAGGTTCAGGATTTCTTATTCATGATGATGATTTAAGATATAAGCAGATTGAAGAAGATATTGAAATCTGTTCTAAAGCTGTTGTTTTTGCTCTTATGGATGTATCAGGGTCTATGACTCCTGATAAAAAATATCTTATGAAAAGTCTTTTATTTTGGATGGTCTCATGGTTAAGAAAACAATATGAAGCTGTAGAAATTAGATTTATTCAACATACTGAAACAGCTAGAGAGGTTGATGAAGATACATTTTTTCATGGTGGTGAAACAGGGGGAACTTTAGGAGAATCTGCTTTTAGAAAAGCAAATTATATTATAGATACCGAAT